GTTCTGGTACCATTGGTGGTGACATTGATCCAACTAATTTTATTTTTGGCATGTTGTAACAACTGCTCTATGTGTGGATGCACACAAGGTTCACCACCAGTCAAACTGATTCTCACGCGGGGCATGTTGCTTGATAATAGGTTCACAGTGTTTTTCAATATGTCTATATCTGTGTGTGCACTGTGATTGTCATGTATTTCTGCTGGGCAATAACTGCAATCCAAATTGCATCTTTTGCCAAGATTCCATTCCACTTTGACACTGTTTCTGATATGAGGATACAAGTGTTCCACTCTAAACATAGTCAGCAAACTCCGGATTTATTTTTTCAAAAGGTCCTTGATTTCTTGTGACATCCAATCTGCGATTAAAATCCACGCAATCCTGCCAGTATTGATTAAGATCTCTAGACTTTAAAAAATTAATGTTGTCTTGAATTTGTTGCAGAGTAATTTTTTCCAATATTGGATGTTGTTGGACCAATGCATAATCTTTTATGCGAGATTTCATTGCTTCCAGTTTGTCTATCACTAGATTTTTCAGTTTTGCGGGCAACACTTGAGCGCTCAATGCTCGAGGATAATTCACTCTGTGACTATAAAACACAATGCCTAAATCATTTAAAAAATAATCGATCACACGATCTATCTGCATGATGTTGTTGGCTTGCACTGTGAATGCTCCCACTATTCTACTCACTGTGGGTATTTGTTTCATTATTTTTATGTTGTTGACCACATCCATGAACTTGCCATTGCCTCGGATATATTCATAAGTGTCAAAAATTCCATCAATGCTCACATTCACTGCCACACTTTTAAATTTAGGCCAGTAGTCTTGTATGGTTCTTCCACCTTTGATTCCCAACACTGTGCCATTAGTGGCATATTTGATTTCAATGTTTGATCCATTGGTGCTTAATAGGTCTAATATTTTGTAATGTGTGGGATCCATCAAAGGTTCACCACCAGCAAACTCCACACGTTTGGAATAGGGAATAAGTTTTTTTAAATTGTCCCAAAAGTGTGGTTTATCTTCAAAAAGATCCACATGTGGCGCTTGTGTTAGACCCAAATCTTCCACTGCTTTTACCAAGTAATTGCCTTCTTTCTTGTAATGATCCACTATGCTGTTCCAATCTTTCCATTGAGTACTGTCCAATGGATTACACATACGACATTTTAAATTGCACAAGTTATTAATTTTGATTTCCATAGTGGGCAATTCAAAAGGCATGGTGTAATCTTCTTTTAAACTGTCCAAAGCTGTGGGATAAAGATTTATTCTTGATTCAGGTATGTTATCACTGATGTGTCTTTGTCGCAAACTTTGCACGCCTTGGTCTTCCAAATCAAAACAAGGAGCACACACATCAGGTCGTTCATTGTTCAACACTTGACGTCTTACTTCACGCATTTTTTCATTGTTCCATGCTTGTTCCATGGTTTCATTTTGTATGTTTCCAATGGGTAAACTTCTACAACACACTTTGATAGCACCATCTTCTCTGGTGGCTAATCCTGTAAATGGATGCATGCAGAATGTACAGCTTTTTGTTTTATTCATAAATTAATTTTTCCAATCTCCAGCAGATCTCCATAATGGTTTTTGAAGACTTTCTATATCAACTTGATTAAATTTACTAATTTGATCATTGTATACTGTATAATCAAAAAATCCTGCCCAAGCGTGACCAGATGCTATCAAGTTTATTTTTGGATGCTGTTTTTGCAGATGGGCTATTAATTTGTTTTCTCGATAAACTCTTTGTTTAGTGCTCAGTAAAAATGAAGTAGGGCCATAAGAAAAAACATTACTTATATTTAAAATAACTTGTTGATCATTAAGTAAATCTAATAAAAATTCATTTAATAAATCACATTGTACAAATTTAAATTTAACAACATTAACACATTCTATATAAGTTTTACGTATTTGTAAAAAATGATCTTTTATTTCTTTTCGATTACATACCCAATCCACAGTATTATTTTTATTAATTTTTTTTAAAAAACTTTCATAATCTCCATCTGTAAATTTTTGCACAGTTTCTTTCATATAATATAAAGAATTTGGATTAAAATCATAAAATAAAACTTCTGTATCACTGTTGTATCCATACATATCCAAATATTTTACCCAGTTAAAACCACTTGCTGGTATTGCTAATTGTTTTATTGGTCCTTCCAATTTAATACTTTGAATTTCTTCTGTGTTTATTGGATAAAACATTCGAGAATTACAAAAATTATATTTTTTATAGATATATTCACTGTGTTCTAAAAAATCTTTTTCGTATGCTCCATAGTAACATCTTTTAGAATTTCTTAAATTTTCATTAAAAATTTCAATATTTTCTTGATGATCCAAAGCAATTTTAATTATATTCCAACCATGACATTGATGATAATATTCTTGCAAATCATTACCTGGTTTGATCCAAAAAGGAGTATAATCATGATGAAAATTTTCATTACTTCTTAAAGGTTTTTTTTGAACGTGTTTTTTATTTTTTTCAAAATATCCAATATTAGGACAATTATAAATTTGATATTTTTTTAAATTTACAACGTAGCATTGTTGATGCAATTCATAATATGCTTCTTTACGATCCAATACGTGACCAGCTATAAAAAAGTCTTTTTTTAATAATTCATGCAGATTATTTAAAAAATTGTCTCCTTCTAATTCAGAATCTGAAGAGAATACTACTGCATAATCGTAAGAATTAACAATTTTTTTTAAAGTAACAGTTTCGTCATTGGAAATATACATATCATATCCTTTTGATGTAAAATGACTTATTTGATATTCTGCCATATTCATTAAAAGTTCTTTAGCATAGATATCTTTGATTGAATTAAAAATATCAATACACACAAAAACTATGTTGTGTTTTTTTTGTAACGCTTTATAGAATATTTCCATGTTTTATACTTTTTTCAATTAGTTCATTAAATTTTTGTCTTTTATTTCCTATATAAACAGTACCAATCATATGTATTCTTGCCTCTACACTATTGTTAATTACAGAATGATTTTTTAAAATATTTACTAAAAAAACTTTTCCATTTTTAAATGGAACTTTACCGTGATTTTCTATTTCCATGTAACATTCAGTAGGATGGATGATTGCAATGTTTATAGGAATTACCGTTTGACTGATATCTTTAGGCATTTGCGTAGGGCAATCATTATGCCAATCAATTTTACCTTTTGGATCTAATTTCATAAAACGTATTCTTGTAAACTTTTCTGCTGGAAATTCTTTCCAAAATTTTTCAGCTTTTGGAGCAAGACTGGTTAAAGATGTCCAATGATACGGAGCATTTATTTCATCTTTATATCCGTATTCTTTAGCCACGCCTGTTTTATCTATATCCAGTCCATGTAAACAACAACTGCTCCATCCTTTGTGTGATTCAGTGGATCTATGTGGCACATAATATTGATCAATTTTTTTTAACTCTGCAGAGTCCGTGTATGGAGTAAAATCCATATCTAATTCTAGCCATCCTAATGACCCATCTACAAATTTGTTAAAAACTTTAGTTGTGAGATCCATTTTTCTTTCCTATAATCATAAATCTTTTGTATTTTTCTGTTTGTAATTCACTGGGTTCCACAATAGAATACAATTTACTGTGAGTCACAAACTGTTTTAAATCTTTCATGGGACTAACGTGTTCAGCAATCACATAGTCATTGCTCTGCAACACAATAATTTTATCTTCGGGTATCAGTTTCAACCATGTATTGTACTGTTCTTGTGTCAAATGCTCACACACTGTGTTGATAATCAGGTCATATCGATCATAATCTTTGTAAGTCAGCATGTCTTGAGTGACAGCACGGAATCTTCCAGAGATCTCATACTGTTTGTTCATGGTATTTGCTGTGTTTTCACACTTGCTGTCTATGTCCATACTGGTTATTCGGTTCACATACAGATCACTGTTGAACAAAAGTGTGGCCATTACTCCATACCATCCACCACAGATCAAAATATCCATGCTGTGAGCTCTAGGTAATTTTTTTAATTGTTCAATCAACCATACTTTGCTGTTGATTTGACCTTTCCAAAAACTTTCCAGTGTGCGATATCTATCATCAGATTGTCTGATAGCATCCATCCAAAATAAAACGTCTTGTATGTTAATTTTCAACAAATTGTGCTCCTAGTTTGTCAAATGAACCACACTGTTTGGTGCATTCTTTCAATCCCACTGTGCTCCACTGTGATTCTATCTTGGTGAAATAGCCGCTGTCAAATATTTCCTGCAGTGTTTGACGATGCAGATTGGGAAATTCTGAAATTTTTTCCATATAATCCACTCTGGATTCTTGCATGGGTGGTATCCATTCCATATCCAACCAACAACAAGGTGAAACATTGCCACAAGCACTCACGTATATCTGTTTGCCTTTTTGCGCTTTGCACACAATGTGTGGTTTTTCTTCTTTTTGTGATTGTTCTATCAATGGGATCATGGCCAAACTGGTCTGAGTGGGTTTTATTCTGTGTGTGGGTCTGCCTGCATCATCGATCACTTGAAGATAATCTTTATTGAACCTAGAAGTGTGTTTGATAGAAAAGGCTGCAAAACCCATTTGTTTGCTCATAGTTCTTGCTGCTTCGATCTGATGTTCGTTGTGAGCAAACACCAGCATGTGCCATTTGGCCACTCCGCCTGCTGTGATAAATGCTTGAGCATTTTGCATGATCTTGTCAAAATCTGTGCTGATCCTGTACAAATGATTGGTATCTTTCAAACCATCCAGACCAAATGTGACTTTGACCTTTAATTGTGCCAGTCTCTTCCACCAGTCTGTATCTCTAGCGCTGCCGTTGGTGTGCATGGCCAATCTTATATGCGGATTTGTTTCACGCAGATACTGATATATTTCCAATGTGTCTTTGGATATGATGGGATCTCCCAAATTACCACACATGAACAAACTATGTAATTGTTGTACAAATTTTTCTGGGAACCATTGTTTGAATTGTGCCACAGTGATCTCTTCCAACTTGATAAAAGGATTTAAAGGACCTCCACTGATTCTTCTGGGACACATAGGACACTTGGCTTGACACTTGCTGGTGATTTCTAAATGAATATCTCTTATGTCTTCATATCTATACATGTCTGGCCTTGGGTATCTTTGAATCTGCTGAACTGACACAAGTGGGAGTGATGCAAATTCTTGGTTTATCAAACAGTTTAAATCCTTGTTCTATGCTGCCCAGTGGTTCATCATGACAACTGTAACTGCGTTTGACTTCTCCGCCTGGTTCTCTAATGATACAACTTTGATATCCTGCATTGCAGTGCCATCCTTTGAATTTGTTGAAGCCAAAAGCATTGAATCTTTCTGCCTGATCCATGTAGTACTTATTGCCTTGAGCATCCTGCATCTCAATTTGGAATAAATCTTTGTAATTTTCACCCTCCTGTATGCGTTGAGGGAAACCTGTCTGTAAAGTGTTCAGTTGATCTGCAGTGTACCCTTCCACAACAAAACTTGCTGTGGGGTCGCTCTGTGGTTTGAGTGTGACATTGATTCCTCTGGAATTGAACCTTGCACATCTGTCATAATATTCGGCAAATCTATCAGGCACCATGACTTGATTGATTGTGACAAACACATTGTGCTTCATCAACAGCAATATTTTATCTCCAAATTTTTGTTCATCGGCAAATTCAGCATGAAAACTAGCAGTGATACTGCGACGGTTTAATGCTTTTGTGGCTTCCAACCATCTTTGCCACCACTTTTCCGAAGGACTTAGGTTGGTGGTCATGTGTATGCTCTGATATTCTGGAGTAAAATCAGCACTGTAATACCGTACCAGTTGCAAAAAATCTTTGTAGGCAGTGGGTTCTCCGCCTGAAAAACTGAAATGATAGTCGGTGAATCCATTCAGTCTGGCTTGACGTTTGATTTCATCCACCACTGCTGTGTAAACTGTCAATGGTCTGTGATCTTGCTGTTTGCTTTTGGCATAAGGCCAGCAGTAAGAACAATCATAGTTGCAGAAACGGGCCAGGATCCAACTCACAGAAAATAATTTGCTGTGCAGCATGGTGCGTTGGCCAAAGTTTATGATTTTATTAAATGGAATGTGACTGTCTATCATAATATTTCTTTCTCCATGTGCGGAAATTGCCCCACAAACGTCAATCGTAACCATTCAAAGTTGTTGATCATTCTCAAAGCATCTAAATTATCTCTGTTATCAGTGCCATACACTCTGCCTGCCAGTGCACCAGCAATGGAATACTCACCGTATGGTTGATCTGCACCCACTGTGCACCAGATCAACAATCTTTTTTCAGTTTCTTTGTCCACTTGACGATCGATCACCTTGCTGCTGAGTTTGACACATTCTCTAAAAGCACTTTTCCATGTGTTAAACGGATCTGTGTTGAAATCTGTGCTGTTGGACACTTCACTCATGGCCATAAATTTATTTGATATGCTGGTGGTCATGTCTATTCTATTGGGATCCATGTGCATAGTTAATCTTTTGGGCAATAATTTTACTCCACCATAGCCATATTCCAATTCGTTGATGGGATTTGAACTCCTCCACACATGCACAGCATCCATATCTTTGCTAGATACTTCATAATCGAACTGAAAATCATCATTGACCACAGCATCACCATCCACCACCCAAAACATCTGAGTCAAACTCAATGTGGCAGCTGTAATGTGTGCTTGTTGAATGCCTTTTACGCCGTGAACTCTTTGTGCCAAAGGAAATCTTTGTTTCAACAGAGCATAATTTTGATCTGCATGAGGTTCATTGTAACTGATAAAAAATATATCGTACATCATATGGTCTTTCTAATGGTTCTAGGTGAATTGATATACAACTTTTTAAAAAATGCACTGGTTTCTGCATCACATGGTTCAGTGGGAAATTCCATTTCAAATCTTTCTTTAATCATTTTGCCCAAATATACGCATTTTTGTCTAGCATCTTGTGCATTCATGCTGTTGTTGTTGCTGGCACTGATCCATAATTGTTCTAAAACTTTAAAATCTCTCACTTGTTTGAAGTCCCATGTGGTGCAAAGTGTTTTGTAGCAGCCTTCTCTAGCGCCCGCAATGGCGTAAATGCCATTTTCCACATCCTGGCCTACTGTCATCCAGATCAACAATCTGTGATAATTCTGCCACCACAGTTGGTCCAGCGATTGTATTCTAAAATTCTTGTTCAAGCTCATCTTGACACCTTCTCTAAATCCAGCTCGCCACGCCTGTTTAGCAGTGCTGTTGACGTAACTGGTGGAATAATTTTCATTGAATTGAAACAATTTGTCAAAATAACAAAATTCTATCTCATTGTTGTCCTCGCCAGCGTAATTTTCATGTGTTTTCATCTCATTCACAAAAGTCTTGGTCCATAATTTTAAACTGCCATTGCCGTACTTCAATCCATTCACGTTGGTATGGCCACACCAGCTAAAAATATATGAGTTATCCATGCCCATGCTGTCGAGATCCAGTTGAACATTGAGAAATTTAGGATCTATTTGAGTGTCTCCGTCCACAGTCAAAAAGTATTCTGTGTCAGATACAGCAGCACAGGCCTTGTGTGCAGCATCGGATCCTTCCACTCCGTGAACTCTCTTTGCCCAGGGTATTTTTCTTTTCAAGTCAGCATAATTTCTCTCAGCATTAGGCTCATCGTAGCTTAAAAATATCACTTCACAATCTTTGATAGCTACCTTATGCATAAATCCTTTCAATGGAGTAATCAAAAATTTTCCTACAGTATATGTCCATGTTTGTTTTGACATTCATTTTGATCTGCACACGGTCTTGAGTGAGCAGTTCATAAAGATTCAGATCCAATGTATCAATCAGTTGAGTGGCATCGTTGAGTTCGCAACAGTAGAACTTGTGAATGAGTTGTTTTTCGCGGGAAACTATGCTTTCCAAAGTTTTCTTGAATATTTCGTCTGCTGTAAATTCAATTTTGTTTTGATTCATGTAGAATTTTATTTGTACTCCACTATGATTTTCGATTTTATTAGGAATTTTATAAACATTCTCATTGATTATGTCAATTTTCTTAGAATTGATTACATTTTCCACTGGATTCGGCCACCCATCTTTTTGCATTGTATATCGACCGTTGCGATAGAGGACCTTATATTTGTGCATGGACTCCATGCCCATAACAAATTTTTCACCCAAAGCAGCGTCTATGGCCAAACTGTTGCTGGTTTTACTGCTAGAACAACCTAGAATTTTTCCTGATTCTAGATCAAACGTCACATACATAGGGTTAATTGATTGATTCATAATATTTTTTTTCAATGATGTCAAACAGTTCATCAGTTAGAAATTCATTTTCCACATAGTGCAACACTCCCCGCTGACGAAAATTGTCAATTTTTATGTGACCTTCCTTATTGTGATACACGTTTACTTTTTTCATCCAGTGATCTGGCACTGTTTTCCAATCTTGCAGATAGGGTTTCATATGAGTGAACGTGACATAAGGTGTTCGGCTGGTAATTTTTTCAGTGATGTTTAATAATTTACTGGCCAGTGCCACATTCACGTCCATGCTGCACCATTTTTGGATGTGTTTTGGGGTGAATCTGCTGTAGAACAGTGAGTGATTCCTCACGATGTCTCGCAGCAGTGAAACAAACTCATCATTTTCTTTGCATCTTTGATAGTAATGCACACCACAATAAAGATTGGGCAGACCATTGCTCGTGAAAGCCTTGCGATAGTGATCACTGTGATTGAATTCATCTCTGTAATTTTTAACTGCACTGGTAAAATACATTTTATAATTTTTTAAAAACTTCCACCAATGATCAATATCGCTCAACACCAACATGTCCGCATCCAATATTATGGAATGCTTGAAAGGAGTGGTTGCGTAAATTTTGTATCTATTCTGTATTTTCCAGTCTTGATCCACGGCTTCATCCATGCCAGGAATGTCCACCACTTGATCAAACACTGCGGAAACAGTTTTTGTGATGTGAACATTTGTAATCAAACACACTTTGCTGTGAGGCATGTGTGTTTTGATGCTCATGGCCAATGCGTGTGCCTGTCTCACATAGTCCACTTGTGCATTTTGTTGTGCGAACACGCAGTATCCTTGTTCTATCATTTGGAAAACTCCTGATCAATGATATGATCCAAACTAAATTTGTTCATCACATGCAGATTGATGTGTTTAGCCAAAGTTTTTGTGTACCCTTGTGCTTTGCACAATGAAACAGTCCAACAATCCTGATCGAAATAGTCTGCTTTGTCTCGGTCAGTGATATAATACAAAGAATCTGGCAAGCGCTGCGGCCATGTGCCTTTGCAATATCCATTCAAGATGTGTATGGCCATGCTGAAAGCAAAATCATTTCTAAAATTTGGTTCATGTATCTGCCATGTGAATCTATAAAAGTCCCAATGTTTTTTGATATGTGCAATCAGATCAAACAATTGCTTGACTCTGTGAGTTTTTTTGAAATAGAACACCGTGGCCCAATACATCTCCATGCCTGTCTCACTGATGTACTTGATTTTCCATTCGGGTTGATTGAAATAATTGATGTAGATTGATTTCTGATGTATCAAAAAATCTTCTTTGCTATGAAAACATCGCAGCAAATTTGCATTGCCCACTATGTAGTCAGTGTCCATCACAATGGTTTGGTCATAGGGGGTCAGTGCATAGGCAGTGGATCTTAAGTGATTTTTCCAAACATCTTTAGTCTTGTGTTCCACACCATCGTAAAAATCTTTGGTCTGATCAGTCTCATACTCGCTCACATCAATCACTTGATCAAACACTGTGGCTTGTTTTTTGTATTTGCTGTTGAGATGTGCTTGATTGGAAGTGATCAAAGTCACCGGTATACTCAGATGTTTCTTAGCCTGCGCGGCAGCAAAAATAGCCTGCTTCACATAGTCAACTGTTTGATTATTGTGAGCGAACATCACAATGCCTCGATCTTTCATGGCTCAAATCTGCCCTTTATTTTTGATCAGCCTTTGATATTCTGTGTAATATTGATTGAGATTGGTTTGGTATGTGTGCCAAGCAGCAGAGTGAAATTCTTCCAAATTGTTCACCAGCACTGGCGTCTTATAATCATCCAACAATACCACATCTTTGGTTCTGTGCTGATCTAGATATGCTTTGCACAAGCTCAAAAGATCACCCGCCACTGTGAATTGATGTCCTTGATAGAACAGAATGTTACTATCAATAAATTTGTCTTTCAACAACTGCAACTGATTGTTAAAATTTTGCATCTGATTGGCTGCGCTGAGTCTGTCTTCCATGTTTGTGATATTCATGATTCTCCTAGTTAAATTATATAAGATTTTCAGCCAAAAGTCAACTGCTGTTGATATTTAGATTGATTAGCTTTTGGTGATTGACGATTTGGTTTAGAGTATTGAACCGCTCATTGCACCAAAAGTGGGTTCGGTGATGATGATTGGATCACTCAGCGCGGCGTTGGCAATACGTCTGTTCACGTTGATGTTGAGCTGGCCATTCACATCCTCGTCTATGGTGCCGGTGGCAGCATCGTTCAAAGTGATCTGAAACTGAATCACTAAATTGGAAACATTGGTAAATCTCACTTGAACGTTGAAATTATTTGAAGCGTATGTGCCTGTAGAACTGGAATTGTACACAGTTTGCAAACTGGTAGTCAAAGTGGTGTAGGCCACGGACGACGTCAATGTGCCACCTATGCCTGATCTGCTGGAAGCAAGGTTGGCAAAGGTCAAGGTTCCCATGTTTGTGCCGAACAA